AAGGTCCCTTGGGAGTGAGTCTGCGCCCAAGAAGGGTTCTGGTGGGAAGCCTGTGGTTCGTTTGACGAAGGAGGGGAAGCGGCGTGCTGAGATTCCGGCGCAGCGTGCTGCTTTGGAGGAGCGTATCGCTAGGGGTAAAGAAAAGATTGTTGAGGCTGCGGAGTTGCAGGGGCGTGAAGTTCCCGTTCCAGAAGGGTGGTTCGCAGCGGCCCGTCGCCGGGTGGCCGAGTTGGAACGGCAACTGCTGTCCCCTGAACTGGAACTGAAGCCCACCTATGAGCAACTGAAGGCTACCGAAGCGACTCTGAAGGAGGAGTTGAAGGCTGTTACGGCGGTTGTGAAGGCGCAGGAGGATCTAGCCAGCAAGGCATTCCGAGGTTCTGTGCCTGTTCCGAAGTTTGAGAGTGTGCGTAGGACCCGTGAACCTTCTAGGAGAGCAAAAGGACAGACTGTTTCCTATCCCGAACCGGCGGTGCGGATCAAACTGACAGCGCAGGAACGGAAGAAACTGCGGGGGCTGGAGAAAGCAGTAAGGAAGGAACTGGCTGCCGCTAGGGCGTTGGAGGACCCCGACTATGTGGCCCGTCTTGACGCCGCTACTGCCGTGGTCAAGGCAGGGCGTGAGAGTTCTGACCGGCTGCACCGGGCGCAGCGTACCGCCGCTAGGTTGGAGGATGCCAGCAGGCGTCAAGAGGGTGCCGTGACTAACGCTGATGAGGCGTGGAGGCAGGCTGAGCGGGCTGGGCCGTTGGTGGAGTTGGGCGGCGTGACGGCTGGTGGTCCGAGCATGGGGAGGCTGATAGCCACCAACCCCAACGATCCCGACATCGGCGTCGTTGCGCTGGGACGTGCAGATCCCACCGTGCCCCTGAAAGACGTTGAGGGAACCGTCCACTTGGCTAGGCGAGAGGGCGACCAGTGGGTGCTGCAACGTACTCGGAAGGTACCAACCAGAGCAAAGTTGAAAGAGCGCGGATGGCAGTTCGCTGACGAAGCCCCACCCAAAGGCACGTTGGGGAAAGACGACCCATTGACGCTGCGGCTGGAACAAACCCAAACCGATCTTCGGACCGCCGTTGTAGCAGCAGATGAGGCTAGGGATGCGTTTGACAATGCAGTAGAAACCTTGGGTCGTCCGTACGTTGAGACTGGGGTACCGACCTACCCGTTGACGCCTATTGCTGTCACGCATCCGATTGTTCCTGATGCGGCAAGGATCCGCAAACTTCAAGGAAAGGGCTACGAGGTCGGCACAGAGGGTCACGACAGGTTGCAGACAGTGCTGGCAGCGGCCAGACGGTACACGCATGAGGAAGCGGAGCAACTAATAGACTTGCAGAAGATCGCTGACGATGCGGCAACGGAAGCGACGAGGTTGGAGAAAGAGTTTGCCGCTGTGTCTAAACAGGTGCAGAAGGCTGGCGGTTTGCGACCGGAAGCGCGGGCAGCGTGGGCGGCTAGAGAAGCCGAACAGGCTGGGGTGGCAGCGGCGGAAGGCCGTTCATTGGCGGGGGTGGCTGAGCCGCAGCGACCGGCAGCGATAGAGGGATGGTATTCCAGCCGCAAGGAGATTGATGCGGTGTTCGGGGAGGACGCTGCACGGCTGGATGACGCTATTGCGAATCTTGAAGAGATGTTGACTGATGCCAGTTTGACGGCTGTCGGCATAGCGAAGAGTGCGCCAGAAGTGAAGGCCATGAAGTCGCTCATAAATCTTCTGAAAGGCGGCAATCGGCAGGGGTCAGAGTTCTACGAGGTGGCTGGGACCCGGGTGATGCGGGAAGCGGGACGGCACCCGGAAGACGTGCGGAAAGCAAGGCGGTTGCGTGCGCTTGCGCAGGAGCAGCGTGACAGGGTGAAGGACACCACCAGTGACGCGGTACGCGATAAGGCGTTTGCTTCTGCGGCGAAGAAGGACAAGCAGGCCGACAAGTTGATGGAACACTCGCGGCGGATACGCACTACCGATCCGTTGGAGCGCGCTGAGGACTGGATACGGAACTATGAGGTTCTGGTGGCGGCGGAAAAGATTGTTGGGCACGATGCGTTCGTTGCTGCTACAAAGGCGGTTACTGCGACGATGGAGGGTCGTTCGGGTGTAGCAGCGTTCAACGAGGCTTACGAGAAGGTGATCCGGCAGTTGGGGCTTGAGGATTGGGCTACGTCGAAGACGTTTACGGATCCGCGTCAGGGCGGTCCGGGTGAGCGGCGGGCTGTTCGGGATTTTGTTATTGGTGGGCAGGGGGAACAGCGTACGTTGACGATTGGGGGTGAGCAGCGGACGGTTGATGAGGTAATGGCCCGGTTGGAGTTCGGCAAGGAGTTGGAGGCGAAGCACGCCCAAGCGACTCAAAATCTGACCGACGCCAAAGCGGAGGTGGTGCGGGTCACGAAGTACGGGAACGATGAGGCTCAGAGGGCCAAGAACAACATTGAGGACATTGCGTGGTTGGAGAAGGAGGCGTCTGACAGGGAGTTGAGGGAGTGGGCGTATTTCCTTGAGACTGCGGACGAAGATCAGATAACTGAGTTCCGGCGTCTGATGGAGGGGATTCAGCCGGGAGCGGAGGATGTTGGCTTCGGCGCCCCGGCTGTACGGGCGGCGCGCGCTGAGGCGCAGCGACCCAACAGGATAGAGGACGCGTTCAGGGGCAAGATGAGGGAAGTGGAGCAGCGTGCCATCGACTTGGACCGTCCGGGCGTAGACATTGACCAGTCCGTGAGGGTAGGAATCTTTGACCTCAACGCCAAAGAGCGTGGCGTAGCGCAGACGGCTCTCAAGGATGCTGTATCCAAGTCACAGTGGGGTCCTTGGAGGCTGATGTCCGGCGACGAAGCGTTGGATAGAGGCATGTTGGATGTTGTTGAGGCGTTCGCCAAGATAAACGACCACGAATCGTGGGGTGTCTTGTGGGATGGGTGGAACAAGGTTCAGACGTACCTGAAGTCGGCAATGATCGCTACACCCGGGTTCGTTCAGCGCAACATCTTCGGGGCGTTCTTCAACGCATGGCTGGATGGGGTCAACCTGAACGAGATCGTTTCGTCCACGATGATGACGATGCGCATTGCGCGGGAGGCGAGAGATAAGAACATTTCGTTTCTGCGGGCAGCCCGCGGTCTCGCCAAGAGTGTTGATGACGCCGACCTGCGCAGTTACGTGAAGTTGTTGGAGGTCGGTGTGCGTGGTGGCGGTCAGGCGGTGTCTGCCGTGGAACTGGGGATCGGTTTGAGGAACGCCCGCAGCATGGAGATGCTTGTGGGTCGCCGTACTGGTGGCGGCAAGCAGTATTCGGTGTCGTTGAAGCCGTGGTCGCCACGGTTCGCACCGTATCAGGCGGTCCGTACGGTCAACAGTTGGGTGGAGGACGTTGTACGGCTGGGTGTGGGAATGGACACGTTGCGGTACGGCGGATCTGTGGATGATGCGCTCGCCCGTATCGCCAAGTCGCAGTTCGACTACGACGAGTTGACCCAGTTTGAGCGCCAGTGGATGAAATCCATCTTCCCGTTCTACACTTGGACGCGGAAGAACGTGCCGTACCAGTTGCAGCAGATCATGAAGCACCCATCCAAGTACAACAAGTTGCTGTCCGCTAAGCGGAGCCTTGAGTTGGGGACTGAAAGCGAGGGGGTTGTGCCGGACTATTTCTTGGAGCCGTTCGGTGTGCGCCTGCCATTTGCCGCCAAGGGCGGCACCGTCTATACGGCGCCGGACATTCCGTTCCAAGACTTGGGGCGGTACGACCCGTTCCAGCGGGGCGGCTGGAAGAAAGCGACGACGACCCTGCTGTCCGGCGCCTCACCGATCCTGAAGGCACCGTTGGAGGTGGCGTTCGGGAAGCAGGTGTTCAACGGGATCCCGTTCAGTGGCCGCTACCAGAAGGCTCCTGCCGCCATCTCTGGTGTGCCGTTCGTGATGGACGCATTGTCGATGTCCGGGGTTGCGGTGCGCTCCCCGAGCGGCGAGTGGAAGATGCGTGACCATCACATCTACCTGATAACGAACGCTTTGCCGACCATCGGCCTCATACGGCGCATCTTTCCGAACGAACCCAAGTACCAACGCAACCTCACCCGCTCGCTGTTGAGTACCATGTTCGGCATGTCTGCTAACTTCAACACGCCGGAGGTTCAGTCGAACTGGCTGACAAGCCAACGGTACGACCGGTTGACCCAGCGGAACGACCGCATGGACATTATTAGCAGAACGCGGTGACGGGACAAACTAACCTATGGGTATGAACTATATTTCCCGCCAACAGTGGGGGGCCACGCCTCCCCCGGGCGGCAAGGGCTTCAGCCGGATCAGGCATCGCCGGGTCAAGGGCGTCGTCGTGCATCATTCTGGTGTAGAGAACGGACCCTCTGGCACGACGGCTGTCCACGCCTTTGAGCGTCACCATCTCGCCAAGGGGTGGGACGGGATCGCATACAACTGGCTGGTCGATGAAACGGGGACGATCTTTGAGGGCAGGGGATGGGAAGCGCGTGGCGCAGCCACCAAAGGGTGGAACGCCAAGTCCATCTCCGTCTGTTTCACGGGGCATGGCGATGTGGAGCCTAGAGAACAGGTTCTTGAGTCGTTCCAGACGCTGATACGGGAAGCACAGACCCGGTTCGGCGGGACACTGTGGGTGTCCACCCATCGTCGGAAGGGATCTACGACTTGTCCGGGCCACTGGTTGGGCGAGTGGGTTGAGGGTGGTATGGCTGCTGCGATCAAGCCGTCGGACACCGACTGGGTTGGCATCGTCCGGTACTTTCACGACTTGCAGGAGCAGGTCCGCCAGCGGCCGTTGGGGCGGCGGTGGCCGTTGATGCGGCGCGGTGAGCCGGTGCGTCTGGTGCAGGCCCGTTTGGGTGACAGGGGGTTTGATCCGGGTCCTGCGGATGGGATCTTTGGTCGCCGCACAAAGAAGGCGGTCAAACAGTTTCAGGAAACGCAGGGTTTCTTGAAGGTCAGTGGGGTGGTGGACGGTGACACGTTCGGCGCCCTGTTCATAAGGTAAAGGAAACACTATGCCAAAGGGTAAAGGTTACGGTTCGTTTGAGGACACATTTGGTTCTCAGGACGAGCAACTCTACGATTCGTCGTCCTCGTTCAACATGTGGGACATGAGTCAGAAGGCCAAGAAGGCCGCAGCGTATCTGCGGGGAACGAATCTGGGGAACGCCGCTCATGGCGGTCGCCCGTTCGGAAAGTAGGACATCATGAGAGATGGTTCAACACCCAAGAAGGTACAGGCCGGTCAGGTGCTGGTTACTGGCGTGAAGACGGGCGGCGGTATCGGCCATGTCGGTTCGCCATCGAAGAGTGGCGCCCGCAAGGCGCTGCGTGATTGAGGTGGCGCCAAAGAAGCCGCGTCGGCCACGGTACTAGCCGTGCCGTTGAAGCGCGGTAAAAGCCAGAACGCCATTGCGCAGAACATCGGCACTCTGATTGGTGAGGGGTATCCCCGCGATCAGGCTGCCGCCATTGCCTACGACTATTCCAAACGGTCAAACAAGGGGAAGAAGAAGTGAGCGACATGATTGAGCGGGCTGCGTGGACTTTCGCGCAGGCTTTCCTAGCAGTATTTGTTGTCAGTGATCTGGCCTCAGCCAAGACAGCGGCGGCTGCAGCGGTTGCTGCGACCCTCAGCGTCGTGAAGACCTACGCCCGGGAGAAGGTAGCCGGGTAACGTGGAAGACCTAGACGCCAAATGGGCGCTGTTCAGCACGGAACACGCGTATGTGGAGGAGGAGATCTACGCTGAACTGCAGGAGACAGCCCATTTGTTCGACACCCATGACGGCATTCACGCCAAGTGGTCGCCGGACGGCCTGCTGGGGGTCTTGCTGGTGTTCGACCCCGAAGAGGCCGAACACTTGTTGGCGGCGTTCTACGCTGGCATGGACGGTGTGGAGGATGCGCAGCGTGCGTTCGCCGTATGGACCGCCTCATTCATGGGGTTGCTCCGGCAATGCATGGAGGGCACGGAGTCCTAGTCCCTCTCTGAGCCATTGCACCACGGCGGGGGACTCCGACAGGTTCGCCATCAACTGTCTCCTGATGTAGTCGCGTCTGCGCGCCAGCGAAGTTTTAGGGATCCCCAGTATCTTCCCTGCTGTCCGTAGCGACAGGTGTTCAACGAACAGGGCGTTGATTATCCACCTGTCTTCTGGTTCCAACGCGTCTATGGCTTCTCCTACGGCTTCTTTGAGGGCTATTGTCTCCAGTAGGGATGGGACGGAGGACTCTTCGTGGGGAGCCAACCCCATTAGTGCTTCTATTTCTGTCAGGGGCCGGGTCGTTGCCAGCGGCAGCGACGTTGCGTTGGGTCCTATGGACCAGTCGTTGGGGTCGGTGGGGTATTCTCGTCGTGTTGCCACGCATCAGAGTATACCCTACCGGGATAGCGGCGGGAGGTTTTCTGGGTTGTCTTCGTCCAAGTGCAGGTCGCTGATGGGGATGTTGTAACAGTCGATGGTTGGCGTCCATCCGTTGGACGGGTCCTTCCATACGCCTGCTTCCATGAACGTGGAGTGGCGCAGGAACTCCTTCTTGCCCATCACTCCGAGGTACCACGCTTCGGTGCAGTCCTTGAGGACCCGCATGAAGGCGTAGTAGTCGCAGTTCTGGTTGGTTCCTATGGATGCCACGGAGCATTCGTAGTGCGGCTTGGGCGGTGACGTAACGCATTTGCTTTTGACATCGACGGTGTGGCCGTCTGGCATTTCCACGTCCCAGTCGTATGTGTTGTTCTGGTTCGCTCCGGTGAGTTCGGCAAACACGAGTTCGCCTATGAACCCGTAGACGTTGCCGTCGCCCTGCCGTATGGAGTTGTTCAACTTGCCCATTTCGTCGGCCATCTGTTCGGCCTCTTGCTTCATGTTGGGCGTGACAGCGTGGTGTATCACGACTCTGGGCGGTCTACCTTGGATGCGTGGATGCGGACGACCTGACCGTCGTCATCCCAAGCCACCTCGTTCAACGCATCCAACGTCAGTTTGACGTAGTTGTCCAAGTCGCCGCGTAGGGTCTTTGCGTCGTGTGGTGACGTGGTGACGTGCAGGATGGTGGCGTCGGGCGAGTAGACGATGGATACTTCGATTGAGCCAGATATTTTTTCACCCACTTGGTCCTTCCATGCCTGCGCAACGTAGTCTTCTTCTTGGAGGGTGCTGGCTGGGGTGAAGACTTTGCCGCCTTTGGTGTGCCGGGGGCGTGCTTTGACTTTGGGTCGCCGTTCTACGACGACGGTGTAGGAGTCGGTCACTGGTGCACGTCCTTGTAGGCGTTGTCTAGTATTTTTTCTAGTTGTTCCGTGCAGTCCTGCCGGTTGGCGAACTTGCGTCCCCATTCGATGTCGGCTGCCCGTAGTTCCCGCAGCATAGTCTGTCGGCTGTATCCTTGGCGTGTCATTGCGCACGCTAGTTTCCACATGGCGATGGATCGGTCACCGGTGGGTTTGTGGGCTGTGGGTTCGGGACCCAGACGCCGCAGGAAGGCCGCTAAGCCCTCCAGAGGACCCGTAGAGGGGGTAGGACCCATGACGACCCTGTGGGGAGGCTCAGGGGGCTTCCACAGGGCTGTGACGGCCTTCCAGTCGTCGCTGGTGACGCGGGTTTCCATTGCTTGGGGTACGAAGTGGGTTACAGGCACGATGCTGATGGTGGCGTCGGGGTTCATGATCTCGTTGGCGCCGCCGCGCTCTCTCAAGTGTCCGTACGGGAGGCGAACCCCGTTTCCCCATCCACGTCCACTCAGTTCAACTTGTTTAGGATTTACTTCGGTGGTGGGGGCATCAACGAGGTCGCACACAGCGATCAACCCGCGCCGCGCTGCTACAGCGGGGACCGCATCGTCGAAGAACACCCACAGGTGGAACCCCTTGGACCGCGACCGTTCCACCCACCCGGTAACGCCCAGTTGTTCCAGAGCCGTCCGCACGTTGCGTGCGTGAACCAAGGACTCCTGCCGACCCGTGTCCCAGTCCACACAACCCCAGTAGACATGGAACTCGTCGTCGTGCGGCACCAGCGGGTACACACCCACCGACGGCCCTGCCCACAGGTGGTCGTACGCTATGGACAGCCAGTCCTTGCCGTCTGCCGGTTGGAAGCCACCGGAGTCTGTCGTCCACGGTCGGAACTCGCCATCGGAGTCCAACGCCACCTTGCCGCCACGAAACAGCAGGGCGAAGTCGTTGGCTACCTCATCCCTGTCTACGGTGCTGGCCGCATCCACGACACTCCTCCCATTCCCACTGGTCGGGTGTTTCGACCTTCACCCACTTGTGGTCTTTCAGGTGGGGGACGCCACGCTTGTCGTACTTCCAGCACATGGACCTACCCTCCCCCACCGGGAATCAACTCCTCCCAGTACGGATGAATGTGCCCGCACGCCGGGTCCAGATAGTACGTCTGATCCACCATCCGTGCCGTACGCTTGTTCTTGCACACATTCAGGTTGATGCTGTTCTCGTGGTACCGCTGCTCCCAGTCCGACAGGGTTTGCCGGTCCTTCTTCCGGTACACCTCAATGACGAAGATCGCTTCCTGTTCGCCACCGTACCTTCCGGCATAGATACCGGCAGAGTACCCGGGGGAAGATGCACCACGCCCAGCCTGATGCACCAGCCCGATGGGTACCCGCTGCGTCTTGGCCCAACGCTTCACCGCTTGAGCCTTTGAGGTCACACCCGTGGCGTCGGACTCGCCACCCGGCAGCAGTTCCAGATAGTCGATCATGCAGAACGACGGGTTGCACCCCCACCATTCCCGCACCTCGTCCATTGTTTCGGCCATCATGTCCAACGTGAGCGACTCGTCCACGATGGCGACGCGGGACATCTCGTCCTTGGCTGTGTCACGCAGAGCCTGCAACGTGACCTCATCGCCCGCCTTGATTGATTCCTCTACATCGGTGGACGAGCGTCCCTGCAGCAGACAGAAGATCTTCATTGCCACGAGTTCACGCGGTTCGTCCATGGAGAAGATCACGACGTGTGCTGACGGGTCGTTCACCAGATTGGTGACCATGCTGTTCAACAGCATCTGGGACTTGCCGGTGTGGGATCGCCCCACCACCATCAACACTTCACCCTTGCCGATGCCACGGGTCGCTAGGTCGATCTCTGGGAACCCTAGATACCACCGTTCTGCCGGGTTGCGGATGAACCCGATCAGGTTGTCTACGACTGTGGTGGTCAGCGACCACCTGTTTGGTTGCGGAGGACGGCCTGCCGCCCCGCCGTCAGCCCCATCGGTTTGGGCTGCGGCGAGGCGACGTGCCACCTCATCCTCTGTGAGGATGTCGGCCATTGTCAGGCCCGGATCTGTGCCCCGATGGACGCTAGATCGGCTGCGGTCTTACCCGTGAACGGGCAGACGAACCAGCCGGGGACCAGCACGGAGCCGTCCTGCTTCGTCAACCACAGTCCCTTGCCGTCAGACCGGCGCTTGTAGTCCGGCCCCTTCTTGTTGAAGTTGGAGTTGGGGTCCATCTTCTTTGACCAGTTCGGATCCCACCAGTCGGACTTGTTGTCCATCAGGTTGCGCCAGATTTCCTCAAGGCTTCCGCCTCCGCCACCGGCAGGGGCCGGGGATGCAGCCGGGGCCGGGGCCACGGCTGGGGGTCCACTCGCACTAGCCCCGGGAATGCTTTTCTCAAGCAT